GTATGTGTGCAAGAAAATTAGTCTATAACGATAAGTTAGCAATAGAACAGTACACAGCACAAGAAAAAGCAGAGCATAGAGAAAAATTAAATAATATAAAAGAACAGTTACCGGAGCAGTGCAAGTGCTGTTCTTTTTTAGTTATAACAAGTATAAAAAAGCAAAAAGTTTACTGTCCATATTTAATTAAGAGCGAATGTTTGAGAGGTGAGAATTAGAAAGGAGAGATATAAAATGCATTTAAAAGTAAAAACAAAAAAGAAAGAAAATCTTTTGGCAAAAATATCTAAAGCAAAAGATAATTTAGCAGTAAAAGTGCTAAATAAAAAAGGATATAAATGTGATAATACACAAATTAGTCAAATCAAAATAAATACTCAATTAAATTTAGAGCAAAGAAAAGTAATATTAGAAAATCAAAACGAAAATTTATCTAAGATAGGAAGTTATTATATCTGGGAAGCAGATGTTATAGTAAAAATAGTAGATGTAGTAACAGGAAAAGAGGTATAAGATTATGTGGAATATATTTTTATGGATTATATTAAGTTGTGTAGGAGTGATAGCAATAGCTTTTACTCTTTTTATTTTGATTGCAATAATAGATGTAATAATACAACAACATAAAAAATAATAGGTAAATAAAAGTAAATTATAAAGGGGGGTGAGCTAAAATTGAATGATAAACAAGAAAAGTGTATAAATTTAATGATTACAACCAATAAAACACAAAAACAAATAGCAAAAGAAATTGAAGTATCAGAAAAAACAATATGCGAGTGGAAAAAGCAAAAAGAATTTAAAGCTGAAATAGAAAAAAATATAAAAGAAAATTTTAGTTCACTTGCATTAGAAGCACAAAAGGAATTAAAGAAATTGCTAAAATCAAACAATGAATATATAAAAATGCAAGCTGTAAAAGATATTCTTGATAGGGCAGGATATAAGCCTACAGAAAGAATAAAAAATGAAGTTGAACCTTCTAAAAAGTTTGCAGATATTTGCAAGCAATTAGGTGGTGAAGGCCTAAGTGAATAACGAAGAGAAAGGCTTTGAATTATCTGAAAAATATATTGATTTTTGCAACACAACAGATAATGTTGATGTTGATGTATTAGAAGGAACAACCGCATCGGGAAAAACAACAATAGGAGCAGGCGTAAAGTTTATGGAAATGGTATCACTATCTAAGAAGAAAGAGCACATAATAGCAGCAAGAACAACAGGTGTTGCTGAAAAAAATATAATAAATCAAGATAATGGAATATTAGATATACATAAAAATGCTATATATTGTGGAAATGGAGACAAAGACCATAAGTTTCCACACATAAAATTTGAAAACAAAATTATATATGTATTAAGTTATAAAAATAAAGACCAATGGGAAAATGCCTTAGGTGGCCAATATGGTTGTGTATACATAGATGAAGGGAATATAGCAGACATAGATTTTGTTAGAGAGATTTTAACAAGAAATGATTATTTATGTATAACATTAAATCCAGATGATCCAAACTTGCCTATTTATGATGAAGTAATAAATCATGCTAGACCATATAAAAAATATGCTAATGACGTACCAACGGAAATAATGAAAGAACTAAGCAAAGTTGAGCCAAAGAAAAATTATAGATATTGGTTTTTTACTTTTTACGATAATAAAGGTTTAACAGAAGAAGAAATAGAAAAGAAAAAAACAGTTGCTCCAATAGGAACGAAACTATATAAAAACAAGATACAAGGACTAAGAGGAAAAGCAACAGGGCTATGCTTTAATTTACAACCTAAAAACATAATAACAGTAGAAGAAGCAAAACAAATGAAATTTAAGTTATTTTCTGTTGGTTGTGATACATCATATTCAAAAGAAAGCCACGATAAAGTAACACTAGAAGGTATAGGAATAACAATAGATAATAAATGTGTATTATTAAAAGAAAGAACATTTAATAATAGAGATAGAACAATACCATTTGCACCAAGTGATGTAGTTCAATGGATAATACAATTTATGGAAGAGTTCAAAAATGAGTGGGGATTTGCAAGGACCTGTTTTATAGATAATGCAGACCAAGGAACAATAATGGAAGCAAACAAAGCAAAAAGGCAAAATGCTTTAGTATATAACTTTGAAAATGCATGGAAAAAGACAAAGATAATCACTAGAGTTCAACTACAAGAAAGTTGGTTGAATACTGGTGATTTTTTAATTGTTGAAACTTGTAAAGACTATATAGATGAATGTAATAAATATTCATTTGACGAAGATAATCAACCTGAAGATGGAAATGATCACTCAATAAATGGTTGCCAGTATGCCTGGTTACCACACAAAAAGAAAATTGGTAATTGGGAAGTAATAAAGAAATTGATTAAAGATGAAAGTGAGGAATAGAAAATGGGAAGTAAAGAATTTATAGAAAAATGTAAAGAAATAGTGAAGAAATATGCAAAAGAACATTTAGATAAAAGTGATAATATTCCAGAATTTGAAGTGTTTGATGTATGGTATTGTAAAACATTACAAAATCATAAAGCATTATTAAGTACAACGTTATCCGATGGAATGTACTATGAATTAACATATAACGGAGATAAAAAAGAACTATATTTAGACGCATACAAAAAATTTGAAAATAGATGTATAAAGTTAGGAGAATAACATGGGAACAGTCAACGACAAAATTAAAAATGTAATACGAAATTGGTTAGAAATACAACCAAGTGTAGGAGATACAATAACAATACAAGAAACAAATACATTTGAAGGTAACTGTTTTAGAAATCTATTGTGGTATAGAGGAGATGCATCAGAACTACACCAATATTATACACAAACAGATGATTTAATGGGAAATGCAAAATTTTGGGCAGCACAAAGTACAACTGGTATAAATTTTAGAAAAATACATACTGGATTACCTGCTATGATAGTTGATATGTTAGCAGATATAATAGTTGATAGTTTTAATAAAATAGAAGTTAAAGGAAACAACGAAGCACAAACAAATTGGGAGGAGATAGCAAAAGAAAATGACTTTAAAGAAACATTAAAACAAGCAATAATTGATGTATTTGTGCAATGTGATGGTGCATTTAAGATAAGTTATGATACAGACATAAGTAAATATCCAATAATAGAGTTTTATTCTGGACAGGATGTTGATTACGAATATACAAGAGGAAGGATAACAGGAATAAACTTTAAAAATAAATACCATAAAAAAGATGCTTGCTATACTTTGTTTGAAAAATACTCAAAAAATGGAATAAAATATGAACTATACAAAAATGACAAATTAATGGATAATTACAAATCCATTCCAGAAACAGCAGATTTAAAAGAGCCAACAGATACTAAATTTATGATGGCTGTGCCAATGATGTTTAATAAATCAAAGAAATATAAAGGTAGAGGACAAAGTATATTAGAAAAGAAATTAGATGCCTTTGACAGTTTTGATGAGGTGTGGAGTAAATGGATAGATGCATTAAGAGATAATAGAACAATAACATATATTCCCGAAGATTTGATACCAACAAATGACAATGGAGATTTATTAAAGCCCAATACATTTGATAATAGATACGCTAAAGTAGGAAGTACAACATCGGAAACAGAAAGCAGTAAGATTACAAGAGAAAAAGGAGACTTTGACTATGAAGGAATGTTACAGTCATATATAACTGCATTAGATTTGTGTTTGCAAGGGTTAATAAGTCCATCAACATTGGGAATAGATGTAAAAAAATTAGATAATGCAGATGCTCAAAGGGAAAAAGAAAAAGCGACACAATACACGAGAGGAAAAGTAATAGATGTATTAGAAAAAGTTATTCCTAAGTTAGTTACAATATGTTTAAAAACCTATGATTTAGCACAAAAGAAAACATCAGGAGAATATGAAGCAATAGTAGACTTTAAAGAATATGCTAATCCAAGTTTTGAAGCAACAGTAGAAACGGTATCAAAAGCTAGACCAGGGCAAAATGTAATGAGTATAGAAAAAACAGTTGATACAATGTATGGAGATAGCTTAACAAAAGAAGAAAAAGAAGAAGAGGTAAAAAGGTTAAAAGAAGAAGCAGGAATAATTGAAAAAGAAGAGCCTAATATAATGGAACCATTAGAGTAGGTGATTAAATGCAAAATGAATATGATATAAAAAAAGTAATGGAAGAAATTGAATTACAATTAATTGCTTCCATGAAAAGAACATTATGGAGTCACAAAGAAGATGAAAAAGCAGAAGGATTTGACTGGCCACAATGGCAAGCATTAAAAATAAAACAATTTGAAGATTACAAAAAAGCAAATAAAGAAATATTTAACAATAACACAAAAGGGTTAAATAAATATTTATATAAGCATATAAAAGAACAATTCAAAGAAGGGGCTGGAAGAACCAACAAACAAGCAATACAATCAGGGATTATAAGGAAAGAAGATTCACAATTAGGTGGATCTTTTTTTGGATTAAATCATAGAAAACTAGATGCTTTAATAAAAAGTACAAAAAACGACATTAAAGATGTAAAATATGCAACTTTAAGAATGGCAAATGACCAATATAGGCAAATAATATACAAAGCACAAGTATTTGCTAATACTGGAGCAGGGACAGTAAAACAAGCAATAGATATGGCTAGTAAAGATTTTTTAGCAAGAGGATTTAATTGTATTGAATATAAAAATGGAACAAAACACAATATTGCAGATTATTGCGATATGGCAATTAGAACAGCAAATAAAAGAGCAAACCTAATGGGCGAAGGTGAGATGCGTAAAAAGTTAGGAAATCCATTAGTATATATATCAAAACATGGTGGTGCATGTGATAAGTGTACACCATGGGAAGGAAGGGTATACATTGATGATGTTTGGTCAGGAGGTAATGAAGCCAATGGACAATATCCATTATTAAGCATAGCAATAAACGGTGGTTTATTTCACCCCAGATGTCATCATGGTTCTAGCACATATTTCGAAGGAATAAATGATGAACCAGAAGAAGTAACACAAGCAAAGCATAATCATAATGAAGAAGATAAATATACACAGTATTTAAAACAAAGGCAAAAGCAATATGAAAGATTAGCTGTAGGTAGTTTATTACCTGAAAATGTATCAAATTACCAAAATAAAGTTAATGAATTGCAAAATAAAATAGATAGTAGTAAAATAGATTTATCAAGCGAAGAACAATATGCAATGAATCAATATATTAGCTCAGAAAGCTACAAATTGAACGAAAAATTAAGGGAACAATTGGAATTAACAGAACAGCAAAAAATACTTATAAATAATTTAGACAAAGCTTTAGATAATTTTTCAAGATATGAAGGAAATGTTACACGTTCAATAATGTTAGATGAAAATACTTTAAATAAATTCTTAAAGTCACACAAAGTAGGCAAAAAAGTAAAATATAAGGCATATACATCGGCGACAGTAGGAACTAGATATAATGATTTAAGCAATGTTGAATTATATATAAAATCAAAAAGTGGAAGAGACATAAGAAAATACAATAAAGAAGAGCAAGAAATATTATTTAAAAGGAATAGCTGTTTTAAAGTTGATAAAATTAAAAAGATTAATGATGTTTATTATATTTTTATGGAGGAAATAGATGGGTAATTTATCTTTTAAGAAGTTTCAAAAGCTAACAGATAAAAAGAAATGTGAAAGATACAAAGATTTAAATAGTCATGATAAATTTTTAGCTAGAATGTCACATGACCCTGGAATAGAAGTTATTGGATATGAAGAAGTAACAGACGAAGAGAAAGAATGGGCAGATGAATTAATAAAACAAATAGAAAAAGAAGAAAAATCCAAATAATTTTTATTTTTTCGACAAAATTCGACTTGATTTTCTAACTAATAGTGATATACTTTTTTCAAATATAAATAAAAGGAGAGGATAATATGATATGTCCAAATTGTGGAGCTAATAATAGTCAAGCTATTAGTAATGTTCATGGAAAAATAAAAAGAAGGGGAATAATTTCTACGTTAATTAATTTATTATTAATATTTTGCACATGTGGTTTTTGGCTAATAATAATGATAATAAGAGGTGGAAGCAAAGGGAAGATAAAAACAGAAACAATGTTTGTATGCAATGAATGTGGAACTGAGTTTACAGCAAAACAGTCACATAAAGCATTAGCAAATTCAAGAAATTAGAAGGTATCAAAAGGTATCTTCTTTTTTTATATGCAAGTTTAGTGTAACGGTAGCACAACAGTCTCCAAAACTGTTTGTAGTGGTTCAAATCCATTAACTTGTGCCATTTTTAGAATTAGAGCTTTAAAAGGGCTCTTTTTTTATTGCAAAAATTATGGTCGACGGACCTTAAACGGGGGAGGTTCCAATATGGAAGACGATAAAAAACAAAATGCAGATACTCAAACTGCAACAGAGAATGCTCAAAACGAGCAAAAAACTGAAAATAAAAATGAGGGTGAGAAAGCTAAAAAACAAGTAGCTCAAAAAGGCGAAGATGGTTCAATAGTTTTCAAAAATCAAGATGAGTTAGATGGATTTATAAGAAGAATGTACGCAAAAGGCGCTGAAAAAGCAGAACAGGGTGAAACTTCTAAACAAGTTCAAGAAACTCAAAACAAGCAAGAAGACAAAGGACAAGAAGAACAAAAAGAGACTGTTCAAACAGACTATACTGACAAAATAGCACTTGCTATGGCCAAAGCTGGTGTTGATGTTAAGAAAGTTGAAAGAGCAGCAAGATTAGTTGATATGTCAAAAGTTTTAGAAAATGGAGTAATAGACACCAAAAAGCTAGAAGACGAAATCAACGCAGTAATTTCTGAATTTCCTGAGTTAAAAATAGCAAAGGAAGAAGAAAAGGAAGAAAAAGGATTTAAATTCGGAGCAACACAAAGTAACTCTGATGAAAGTCAAAAAAACAAAAAGCCTGTAGCCACAAAAAGATGGAACAGGTTTAATTCATTTTAGGAGGTAATTAATTATGGCAAATTCATTGAATTATGCAGAGGTTTGGCTTCCAGACCTATTAGAAATAATGGAGCAAGATAGTTTAACATCACCATTTATAACATCAAACGTTAAATGGGTAGGTGCTAAAACATTTCATTTTACACAAATGAAGACAAGTGGTTATAAATCACATAATAGAAATGGTGGATGGAATAAAGGTAGTTATGAACAAAATGATGTACCTTATACAGTTACACATGATAGAGATATTGAATTTTTAGTAGATGTAGCAGATGTTGATGAAACAAATCAAACAGCATCAATAAAAAATATATCTAAAACATTCCATAAAACTCAACAAGTTCCAGAGATGGACGCATATTTCTTTTCAAAAGTAGCAAGTGAAGCACAAAAATTAGCAGGGTATCATAGTTCTACAGCTGAATCAGAGTGGACAAAAGCAAATGTATTTACAAAATTAAAAGGTATGCTTAGTGCTGGAAAATTAAGAAGATATGCAAAAAATGGTTCATTAATTTGTTATGTTAAAAGTTTTATTATGGATTTATTAGAACAATCTACAGACTTCACAAGAAAAATAGAAATGACACAAATAGCAGAAGGTGGAATTGGTATTGAAACAAGAATAACAGATATTGATGGTGTAACTATTATGGAAGTTATAGATGATGAAAGATTTTATGATAAATTCGATTTTACAGATGGATTTGAACCAGTAGAAAAAGTAACAGCTGATTCAAGCAAAGGAATAGAACCTGTAACAGGTTCTCATAAAATAAATGTATTAATCGCATCTCTTGAAACTGTAAAAACAGTTCCTAAAATATCTAACATATATTATTTTGCACCTGGTTCACATACACAAGGTGATGGCTATTTATATCAAGACCACTCATTATCTGATACATTTGTTTTCCCAAACGGAAAAGATAATAAAATTGATAGTATATATGTTGATGTTGATACAACTGAATATGCTGGAGAATAGGAGGCCACAATGTCTAAAATAAGAGTCGAAAAAGGTAATGCACTATTACTTATTGAAGAAGAGGAACTAGCACAATATGAAGCTAGAGGATATTCAAAATTAGGAGCTCCTAAAAAAGTAGCTTCTAAAGATTTAGAAAAAGAACTAAAAAAATTAACAAAATCTAATGAAGAGTTAACAGCAAAGGTTGCAAAAGTCGAAGAAGAAAAGGCTAAATTAACAAAATCTAATGAAGAGTTAACAGCAAAGGTTGCTGAATTAGAAAAGAAAGTAAAATAAGAGGTGTTGCAAATGATAAATGTTTATGCAACAAAAGAGGACTATTACAAATATGGCTCTAAAGTATTAGAAAGTGAAGAAACAGAAAAGTATTTAGAGTTAGCCTCAATGGATGTCAACAGGGCAACGTTAACAAGAATTGAAAGAAGAGGATTTAATAATTTAACAGCACAACAAAAAGATTTAATAATCAAAGCAACTTGTATACAAGCAGAATATATAAAAGAAGAAGGCATATATGATGATGATAGTATATCCAGTTATTCAATCGGAGGAGACTTAACAGTAAATGAAAAGGAATCGCAAAATATAGCAGACAAATTAAATATATCAAAATTAGCCTTTTTTTATTTGAAAAAAACAGGATTGACCAACAGAACAATATGATAAAAAAATTAAATCCAAAACACTTGAAAAGATTATTAAATAATAAATGTGATGTAGTTATATATCAAGAAGGCTTATCTGAAAACGGTGAGCCTTTAACTTCTTTAAATTTAAAAAATCAAAATTGTAGATTTGTTGAAACAACTAAAATTATAATTGGTCCAGATGGAAGAAAGATTCAACTTGTAGGGAAAGTAATATTGCTAGGAGATATAGCACCCAATATAAAGAAAATAAGTGGTGGACAAGTAATAATAAATGATATAGAATATGAAATTTATCAAGCAAGTAGACCAAGGAATCCAGATGGAACTGTTCATCATACAACATTGGAGTTGATGTAATATGAAGATAACATTTAATAATAAAAATATAGAAAAAATAAATGAAAATGCCAGATTAGCATTAATAGATACTGCAGAGGCAATAAAGACCGATTTAATTCAGAGTCAAACTATGCCATTTGATACTGGGACAATGCAAAATGATAGTACGTTTGTCGATGATAAAAAATCAATAAGAGGTGTTGCAACAATAATTGTAGACACACCTTATGCTAGAAAAGTATATTTTGACCCGGAAATACATATAAAACAAGGTAAAAATCCAAATGCAAAACAGTATTATTTTGATGATTATTTAAATGGAAGTAAAAAGGATTTACCTTCAAAATATTTTGCAAAGTTATTAAAAAGGAGAAATGAAGGATGATATCTAAAATAAGTACATTAAAGTTAAAAGATTACTTAAAAACTGTAATACTAGAATGTAGTAAGTGGTCAATAGGCCAAATGAACGAAAACCAAGACAAAGCAATTGCTTTATATGCTAATCGTAGACAATTAGAAGATAATTCTAAATATAAAAAGTTAAAAAGTTATGGAATATTACCAATTACTTTATTATTAAGATGGACAAAAAATTATAATATGGCTGAAACGATGGCCAATAAGATTTATGAACTATTAGACTGTAGTTCTTTTTTTATTGATGATTATAATTGCTCAATTGAGTGTTTATATAATGGACCTATTGATTTAGGAGCAGATGAAAACAATGTATATAAGTTTTCAATAGAATTAAATTTATTATATAGAAAGGGTGAAAAATAATGGCAACTAAAACAGGAGTATATCCAGTATATGAAAACCAATTTCAAGTTGGTGCTAGTAAAGATTCATTAACAGATATAGCAGACATGGAAAGTTTCTCAGTCAAATTAGATAATGGAGTAGAAGAATGGAATCCATTAGACCAAAAAGGATGGGTTAGAAGATTGATGACTTCTAAATCTGTTACTATTTCAATTTCTGGAAAAAGAAATTTTGGAGATACTGGAAACGATTATGTAGCAGGATTAGCACTAAAAAATGGAAGAGAAGTTGAAGGATGTTTACAATGGACATTTCCAAATGGTGCAAAATTAGTATTTGAAAATGCAATATTTAACATAACAAATTGGGGAGCTGGAAAGTCAACAGAAGTTATTCCACTAGAATTTGATGTAATGTCAAACGGAAAACCAACTTATACAGAAACTGCATCACAAAGTAGTGAAACAACACAAGCAGTTAAAAAATAAAAGATAGGAGGTTTTATCCTCTTATCCAAATATTATTTAGGAGGGAAATTATGGATTTAAATATAATCGATAAATTAGATTGTGACAAAAAAACAATAACAATAGCAGAAAACAAGACATATGAAATAGACTGTTCTGCAGAAACAATGCTTCGCGTAGGAGAAGTATTTAAGAAAGATTCTACAATAAATGAGTTTTATACTGCAATAGAAATGCTTTTAGGAGAAATGGCTGTAAAAGAAATAAAAGAAATGAAAGTTACAGTAAAACAATTGCAAATAATTATTATTGCGATATTAGCACAAATCAATGAAATTACATATGAAGAGATGGAAAAACGATTTCAAAAGCAATAGCAACAACGAATTGTGGTATGACATGGAAGAAGACTGGCCTTTAATAGAGGCTAGTTTAAATAAACAATATGGAATAAGAATCCGTAAAGAAATAAAAGATATGAATTATGCAGAGCTATGTACATTAATATCTGGCTTGATGCCAGATACTCCACTGGGGAATATAGTTCAAATTAGAAGTGAAGACGATGAAGACACTTTAAAAAACTTTACACAAGAGCAAAAAAACATCAGATGGGAATATAGAAATAAAATAGCAAAAAAGGTAAGTAAAGAAGATTACGAAAAAGCAATCCTCGAGATGCAAAAAGCCTTTAAAGAAATGGCAGGTGGTAGCAAATGAAAGAAATAAGATGTCCTTTTTGTAAGCAATTGTTGCTAAAGGCTTTTTTTTGCAAAGGAGAAATAAAATGTATGCGATGCAAAAAAATAATTTATATAGATGAAAAAGATAGAGCGAGCAACACAGTTAAAAATAACTAGTAGTTAGCCGATGCCTACTTTTACCTTTGAAAGAAAGGAGAAAAATAGGCATGAGTACAAATGTTGGAGCTGTTGATATGGAATTAGTTTTAAATTCTAATCCATTTAATCAACAGCTTAAAAACACAACAAATACAGTTAAAAATTCTGGAATTGAAGGGGCTTTAGGGAAAATTGGAAAGATTGCTGCAGTTGCATTTTCTGTAAAAGCAATTGTAAGCTTTGGGAAAGAGTGTATTGAACTAGGCTCTAATTTATCAGAAGTTCAAAATGTTGTAGATGTTACATTTGGGAATCTAAATACGCAAGTAAACGAATTTGCTCAGAATGCAATAGAACAATTCGGATTAGGACAAACAGTTACAAAGAAATATGTAGGTACTTTTGGAGCAATGTCTAAATCGTTCGGTTTTTCAAATGAGGAAGCATTAAAAATGTCTGAAACATTAACTGGATTAACTGGAGATGTTGCTTCTTTTTACAATTTAAGTTCAGATGAGTCTTATACAAAATTAAAATCAGTTTTTACTGGAGAGACTGAAAGCTTAAAGGATTTAGGTGTTGTAATGACACAAAATGCACTTGACCAATATGCTTTGGCAAATGGGTATGGAAAAACCACATCTAAAATGTCTGAGCAGGAAAAAGTGGCACTAAGATATAAATTTGTAATGGATAAACTTAGTATAGCAAGTGGAGATTTTGCAAGAACAAGTGATAGTTGGGCAAATCAAACGAGAGTGCTAAGTTTAAGATTTAATGAATTAAAAGCAAGTTTAGGACAAGGATTAATAAATATATTTACTCCTGTCATAAAAGTTATTAATTTAGTAATTTCAAAGCTTCAAATATTAGCTAATTATTTTAAATCATTTACAGAAATGATTTTTGGAAATGCAGGAGGAGATGATAGTTCAAGCTCTGTGTCAAATTTGGCAACAGAAGCAAACAATGCAAGTAATGCAGTAGATGGAATAGGCGAAAGTGCTAAAAAAACCAAAAAAGCATTGCAAGGATTACGAGGTATTGACCAAATAAACAATTTAACTCCAAGTAAAGATGATAGTAGCTCTGGAAGTGGAGCAAGTGGAGGTATAGATTCAGCGAATTTATTAGATTCTACAATGCAAAAAGCAAATACGCAAATGGGAGCTTTAGCTAATAAAGCCAAAGAACTAATAGAAATATTTAAAGAAGGATTTAACGATGCATTTGAAAATACTGGATTTGATGAAATAATAAATTCTTGCGAAAGAATTAAAACAGCTTTAATTGAAATATTTACTGATTCTGATATAAGTGAATATGCAAATGAATGGATAGATACAGTACTATATAATCTTGGAAGATTAACAGGTAGTGTTGCAAGTATTGGAGTAACAATAGCAGATAATTTATTAGGAGGAATTGCTAATTTTTTAGAGCAAAATCAGGAAGATATACAAGAACATATAATAAATATGTTTAGCATATCTTCTGCAGGTTGGGACTTAGCAGGAGATATTTTTGAAACTTTTGCTGATATTTTTGCAATTTTTAGAGGACCAGAGGCAAAACAATGCACAGCTGATATAATTGCAATTTTTACCGATGGGCTTTTTGGAATAATTGAAATTGGCGGACAAATTGGTTATGACATTTTGTATATGATAACACAGCCTTTTATAGAAAACAAAGATTTAATAAAAGAATCTTTAGAAGGAATATTGCAACCAGTTAGTTCTATTTTAGGAACTATAAAACAAGGCATACAAGATACATTTTCAAAATTCTGGGAGGTATATGATACTTATATTAGACCAGCAGTAGAAAATATCAAAGATGGGTTTTCCAGCATTTTGGAAACCTGTTTGAAAGTTTGGAACGAAAATATAAAACCAATACTTGATGAGTGGGCAAAGAAATTTGACGATTTGTGGCAGCAACATTTACAGCCAATGGTTAATAGTTTCTTAGAATTTGTTGGAAAATTGGTTAATGTTATCTCTGAATTATGGAATCAATGGCTTGTTCCAATAATAAATTGGATTGTTGAAAATGTAGTACCAGTTCTTCAGCCGATAATTCAAACTTTAGGAAATTTGATTGGTGATGTATTTGGAGTAATCAGCAGTGTTGTTGGAGGTATTTTTGAGGCATTAGGAGGACTAATAGATTTTATAGCAGGTGTATTTTCAGGAGATTGGAGCAGAGCTTGGGATGGTATTAAATCAATTTTTAGTGGAATTTGGAATGCAATTAAAGGAATTTTTGAAGGAATCTGGAATGCAATTAAAGATTTTGTAACAGGAATATTAGATACTATAAAGAATTTATTTTCAAACATTTGGAATGGAATTAAAGAGGCTGTTTCCGGGATACTTAATGGAATAAAAGAAGACATATCATTTAAGATAAATCTAATAAAGGCAGTTCTTTCTAATATATTAAATAGCATAAAAGACACCTGGGGAAAAATTTGGAATGGTTTAAAAGATTCTGTTGGAAATATATGGAACGCAATAAAAGATAAAGTTGTTAATGGTGCAAAAGGAGCTTTGCAAGGAATTAAAAATGTATTTGGTTCAATTGGAAATTGGTTTTCAAGCATTTTTGGAAATGCATGGAATAATGTTAAAAATATTTTCAGTGCAGGAGGAAAAATTTTTGATGGAATTAAAGATGGTATAGGCAATGCTTTTAAATCAATCGTTAATCGTTTAATTTCTGGAATAAATAGAGTTGTATCAATCCCATTTAATGCAATAAATTCAGCCTTAAGAACAATAAGAAATGTAAGAATAATGGATTTTCAGCCGTTTAGCTGGTTAAGTACAGTTAGTGTTCCTCAAATCCCATATTTAGCACAAGGTGGATATGTTAAAGCAAATACACCACAACTTGCAATGATAGGAGATAATAGGCATCAAGGAGAGATTGTTGCACCAGAAGACAAAATACATTCAATTGTAGCTGATGAGCTAAAGAATTTCAAAGGCACTGATAACAGTGAAATTGTAAAATTATTAAAAGAAATTCTAAAATACTTAAAAAATGCAGGAGGAGATATAGTTTTAAATATTTCTGATGTAGAGCTTGCAAGAGCAGTAATTAGAGGTATGAAATTATTACAATCTAAAACTGACAAATCGATTTTAGACTTTATTTAAAGGAGAGTAGCAAATGGAAGAAATTACAATATTGAAAGTAAACGGAACAAAAATTCCAGCACCAAAAAAATGTCAAGTTGTGATAGCTGATCAAGATATTAATTCTGACACAGACGCAAATGCAAAATTACATAGAAACAGAGTGGCTGTAAAAAGAACTATAAGCAATGAATGGGGTCCTTTAGAATGGGACGAAATAAGTAAAATTCTGACATCTATTAAAGATGTTTTTTTTTCTGTTACTTATCCAGATCCACAAACAGGAAAATTTGAAACCAAAACGATGTATGTAGGTAATAGAACAGCTCCCGTTCTTGTAGTTAAAGATGACGGGACATTTATATGGGAAGGATTAAGTGCTGACTTTGTCGAGCAGTAGTAGGTGATATATATGTATAATAAAAACCCTTATTATCAAGAAGTATTGAAAAATGAAGAATTATTAATTATAGCAAGAATTGTATTAAATAATATGGTTTTAACAAATAAAAATATAAAAAATATAAAATATGATTTAGATACAAATGATGGAGAAAAATTTACAATAGGTGGTGTATATGGAGCAACAGTTGATATAACATTATTAAATTTTGAGAATGAGTTAGACGCTATAAAATTTGAAAATAAAGAGTTTAAAATTGATCTAAAATTATCCGCAGATGATTTATATACTGTAGAAAAAGTTAACAAAACATCTGTTAAATATTTAAACAAAATTAAAGTTAAACATCTAACATCTTTGTGGATCCCACAAGGTATATTTTATCCAACAAAAATAACAAAAAATGAAAACGAAACTATAACAATAAAATTACAGGACAAAACAAAATATTTAGAGAATGAATATGAATGCAAATTAGAACCACCGTTTACAATAAAAAAATTATTTGAAGATATACATAAATATTTCAAGATAAACTCGGACACAAATGATTTTTACAATAGTGATATCGTAATAAATGAAGTCCCAAATGGATATACCGGAAAAGAAATATTAGGGTACATTGCTGAATGCGCCTGTGGAGTATATATAATAAATAAAGCAGGAAAAGGAGAAATAAAGACATTTATAAATGAACCTGTAAAGAAAATCGAAAGAGGAAATTACAATAAGTTTATTCCTGCAGAAAATTATATTAATATCCAGAAAATAAAATACAATAAAGATTATGTAATAGGCGAAGATAGCGGATACATATTAGAGCTAAACGAAAAGAATCCATTTATAACAGATGAAGTAGCACAAAGAATATTAGTGAAAATGCAAGGATATACATATATTGCATTTGAATATAAAGCAACCATACCTGATATAGCTATAGATGTATTAGACATGTTAAGTTTAACAGATACAAAAAGCATTAATTATTTAACATATATAAGAGGAATATCTTGGGAATATACCGGAGCTGTTGCACAGACTTGGAGTACAAAAGGTGAAACTAAAATCGACAATACATATAAAACCAAAGGACCTATTCAAAAGCAAATATCAGACATAGTTTCTAAGGAAATTCCTAATGTATATGAAGATGCAGTAAATAAAGCAACCGAATTAATAAAACAATTTAACGGTGGTTATGTAATAAAAAAAGATGGCGAACTATATATTTCTGACAACATAGATATTGACAAAGCAGAGCACTTGTGGCGTTGGAACATAAACGGATTTGCCTATTCCAGCAATGGAATTAATGGACCGTATGAAACAGCCATAACGATGGATGGACAAATTGTGGCTAATTTTATAACAACAGGGACTTTATCTGCTAACAGAATAAAAGGTGGAACATTAAAAATTGGAGGAATAAATGGTTCTAATGGAAAGATAGAAGTTGTTGATAGTGAAGGTAATGCAATTGTAACAATAGACGAAACAGGTATCTTAATGGGTAGTAATACGCAAATTTTAGGCGAAGATGGATTAATGAACACATATATTTATTCTGAAAGTGGGAATGTAGGATTTGAGTATAAATTTGAAGAAGAAGATTTAGAAAAAAAAAGCATAATTATAGATATACCAATACCTAAAAATTTAAAAATAAAACAAGCAAAAGTAATTTTAACACATACACCTGTTTATTGGACTATAACAGATTTAGAAACTGGAGAAATTAAAAATTCGTGGGGATATGCAAGATCTGTAAAATTATATAAATGTAGTAATATAAATAACCGTTTATTAGCAGCTAACTTTGGAGGAGATGTATGGGAAAATGTTGACAATGATGATTATGAAGAAATTAATAACGCTTTTGGGCAAAATGGTTTTACAGCACAAGTTCCATCTAAAGAATCTTATGCATCCGAAAAAATTGAGTCTATAAATTTTGCCGAAGAATTAGTAGAAGGAATAAACAGGCTAAAAATTGAAACATCTTTAAGTAATGCAAATAATAGAACAGATGGAGCAACAAAAACAGGGGCAATATATGCTACTGTAATAATAGAAGGACTTATACAGTATAAGGAGGGTGAACAATGAGTGTTTTTACAAATTTATTAAACCTATTTAAATGGGAACCAGAAAAAGATGGTGAAGAAGAATTTGACATAGATAAAGCACTAAATGAAAACTGGGATAAATTAGATAATAAAATTGACGCACATACTAAAAATACACAATTAGTACATAAAAATGCAACAGCAGATTTAAGTGGCTTTATGAGTAAAGAAGACAAAGAAAAATTAGATAATATAGAAAAAGAAGCACAATCTAATGTAATTGAAAAAATACAAAAAAATGGAAAAGATATTTCTATTGCAAATAAAATTGTGAATATAGTCTTAAACAAAAAGGATGTAGGATTAAATAATGTGGATAACACAGCTGATTTAGATAAGCCAATATCAACAGCAGCTAAAAAAGCCCTAAATAATAAAGTAGACAAAGAAGAAGGAAAAGGTCTTAGTACAAACGACTACACAAACGAAGATAAAGCAAAACTAATTCCTACTGGAGGAACAACAGGCCAAGTATTAGCAAAAAAGTCTGATGCAGACAACGATGTAGAATGGGTAAACCAAACTGGAGGAGGAAGTGCAACAGGCGATACATTGCCAGTAGGTTCTATAATGCCATATCCAAAAGCAACTGCTCCTGAAAATTGGCTAATTTGTGATGGAAGTGCAATAAGCAGGACAGATTATTCAGAACTGTTTAATGCAATTGGAACTACTTTTGGAGAAGGAGATGGAAGTACAACATTTAATCTTCCAAACATAAAAGGAAGAACTATTGTTGGATTAGATACAGACGATACTGATTTTAACACAATAGGAAAAACACTTGGAGAAAAGACACATACATTAACAGTAGCAGAAATGCCAGAACATAACCACAAGCAATCGTTAGATGGAGGAAACAGTGGAAATTCAGGCAATGCTGCATACAGTTGGTCTATTCCAGCAAATCAATATCTTTACACAGGAGATGATTTAGCAGGAAAAACTGGAGGCTCACAACCACACAACAACATTCAACCTTCGTTCGTAGCAACCTACATAATAAAAGCAAAACAAAGTGCTGGAGTAGTTGCTACAGTAGTAAACAGTTTAGAAAGTACAAGCGCAACAGATGCTTTAAGCGCAAAACAAGGGAAAGAACTAAATGAAAAAATAACAAGGAACAGCACTTATTCAACGGAGGAACAAGCAGTAGGCACCTGGATAGATGGCAAGACAATATATAGAAAAGTTATAAATTTTGGAACATTACCTAATGCAACCAAAAAAGAAGTACAACACAATATAAGTAATATAAGTATTTTTACAAAAATAGAGGGTATAGCAATAAGAAATGATGAAACAAAATTTACGCAATCTTTGCCACTAGTATACAAGAATACAGAAATGTTTTACAATACAGCATTGGCTGTTGATAATACAACAATAGAAATACAGACTGACGGTGATAGGAGTATGTTTAATGGTTATGTAACATTAGAATATACAAAAACAACGGAAGAAGAGGTGTTATAATGCAGTTTAAAGTAAAAAAAGACTATTTAGAAATAGTAGAAACAGAAAATACGTATGCGAAAGCAATAGACCTGTATAACATAGATATTAATTTTTCCGAAGAGTGGGACAACCTAGCTAAAAAAATGTTATTCATAAGCGATTCCGATGTATACGAGCAACAAATAGTAGATAATAAAACAGTATTACCGAACTTACCAAATGGCAGATACCAGATTGGTGTAGTTCGGTTTTTTAGTACAAGAAAACAAGATAGTAAAAAGAATCCCAACAAATCTAATAACAAAAACAATAATAACATCTTCCGCAGAGTACGAATCCAACAAAGAATATACGGACGAGGATGCAAACATTTATGAAAAATATTTACAAGCAATAACAAATGTATCCATAGATATAAACAACGATATAGAAAAAATAAAAGCATTAGAAGATAACATACTGGATCAATACAATAAAAATGTTGAACTAGCAGATAAAATGGAACAAGAAACAGAAAAATTTGCAAAACAAGCTAATACAGCAATAGAAGATTATAACAGCAATGCAGAAGCGAAAATAGAGAAGTTTAATACTAATGCAAAGGAAAAGACGGATGAGTTTAATAGCAATGCTACAGAAAAGAAAACCGAAATAAGTGATATTGCTGATGTTTTTGATGCAAATGTTGAAGAAAAAACAAATACATTTAATAGTAATGTAGAAACAAAAACAACAGAATTTAACAACAATTCTAATACTAAAACAGAAGAGTTTAACAATAATTCCACAGAAAAAATTAACGCTTTTAATTCTAATGCAGAAGAAAAAATTGCAGATTATAATGAACACGTAGAAACTTTAACTAGTAGAATAGCAGATTTAGAAGAAGAAACAGACGATTTGTTTAACGCACTAGATACAGAGAAAATAAGTGGAACTGAGCTATACATAGAAGATGCAAAGCCTTGCAGGATTATTAATACAGAAATTAGTGGAATGTATAAACAAGAAACTACAAAAGGAACGAACATAATGAATTTAAATGTTGCGCAAAGTTCCAAAGTTACAGTAAACGAAGATGGAACTGTAACAATAAATGGAGCAGGAGGATTTGGTTTAGTATTTGAAAGTTTTACATTTAAAGCAAATATACCATACTACATAAAATGGGAAATAGTAAGTGGAAATATTCCAACGGATTTATCTTTAGTGTTTTATAATTCTATAAATTCAAAGTGGTTAATAAAAGATAAATTTAACACAATTATACCTAAAGAAGACAAAGAAATTTCTTCTTTCTGGATACATCAAAACGCAAAATTTGAAAATGCAAAAATAAGAATTTGGATTAGTGAAAGCCAAACTGGTTTTGAGCCTTACACAGGAAAAATTTCATCACCAAATCCGGACTATCCACAGGCAATTGAGCAGGTTGATAGCATGAAATTACAATGTACGGGAAGTAATTTATTAGATTATACAAAAATTCTAAGTACCCCAAGTACTACTTCTGGAATAACTATAAAACTTGAAGAAAATGGAAATATAACTATTTCCGGAAAACCCAAATATTCTTATTTTTCGGTTATTCAACCGAAAAATATAATTGACATCTTAAAAGATGGAGAAACTTATTATTTAGACCAAAGTAATTATAATCGTTATTTTTATACAGAAATACAAGCCATAAAAGCAGATGGAAGTATAACATATATAGGTCCTCAAAAAAGTTATGCAAGTTTTAAAGTAAATAAAAGTTTATTTAAAAAATATGTAATAAAAATAATATGCGGAAGTTTAACAAGTTGGGGAGAAGAAGAAAGAACAGTGACTTCAAATTTTAAACTTACAAGGCAAAAGAACCTGCCATTTGAGAAATATATAGAAAAAACAGTAAACATAGATTTAAAAGGCAACAAACTATGTGCAGTTTCCGACACAATAAAAGACAAATTACTAATAGATAAAAATGGAAATGTTGCATTACAAAAAAATGTAATTAAAATAAATTTTCCTATTACTGATAAAACTTCTTGGCAGTTAGAATCAAATAATTTACGCATAGGACTATATGATTTAAATTTAAATGTTAAAGATAATAAAAATCAAATTTGTAATTATTTTTCTGTTTATAATAGATATGTTTTAGTTGCAAATTCATTTGCATTAGCACCTAATTTTATACGTTTTAGGAATGATAAAAATTTTACAGATATAACTGAATTAAAAACATGGTTATCGGAAAATGATCTTTATGCTTATTGTGAAATTGCAACACCAGAGTTAATTGATTTAGGACAACTTACCGAATTGCCAAAAACATTTAACGGCATAAATAACATTTGGGCAGAAACAAACCTAGGCAATACAGAGATAGAGATAGAATATGTGCAAGATGTAAAGAAACTATTAGAAAAGCAAGCAGAACAGCAAAATGCAAGACTAGATAACATAGAAGCATTATTAAGTACAACACAAACAAGTGCATTACTATTAGATAATATGCAAAATGATTTAGAAAAGGAGGTGAAGTAGAATGAATATAG